GCTGGCCTATGTACTTGGCAGCTTTGGCTTTGTAGGTAGATGTGTATGTGCCTGGGTTCTCCCGGGTCAGGCGGTCCAGGATGGCCTGCGTCAGTATCTCGCCCTTGGCGCCGTAGACGTAAGGGGTGCCCAGCTTGTCCTTGCAGTGCTGTATTAATCCTTCTGCTGTTTTACTCATAGTGTTTACCTCCATCAAAAAAAATAAGGCCCAGGGCATCGCCTGGGCCATGAAAAGTTGTGACGTCACAAGTTGCGATATCGCAATTACTGTTTACCCTCTATGAGCTGCTTAAACGCCTGGTGCAGGCCCGTACTCGCCAGCCCGCTAAAGGCCCCGGCCAAGATGATATCCGGGCTTACCCCGCCCATAATCCAGATGTTAAGGGCCGCGCCCAGCAGAGCCACCATGGTGGGGATGTATTTGTTATCCAGGTCTTTCACCCACTTTTTGGCTATGTAGCCTGTAATCAGGCAAATTCCCACAATGACCACCACTGTGTAATTGCTAAAAAACGATAAATCCATACTCTATACCTCTCTTTCTGCCGGTTCTTCCGGCATCTTCATAAGCTTGTCTTTCAGTTCTGTTGCCACATCATTACCGCCCAGGACATGGTATGCGTCATACATCCGCTTAACATTCTCTTTACCATATATCGGGCAAAATGTCTTATCCTGATAATGATTGTAGGCCTGTATGATACGGTCCCTCAAAAGTGCCTGCATACCATCATGGAGGGCCGCTGTCTTTACGGATTCCTCTTTTTGTCTTTTGAGTATCTGCCGGTACCCAAATCCTAAAAGGGTGGAGATGGCTACAAACAACCATTCCACCCAATGAACACTTATGTATTGTGCTATCACACCCATGATGTCTCCTTACTTTGTGTAGTCCTCTCCGGTAATCTCCTTGTAGTCCGCCTCGGACAGTTTGCCCGCGGCCACCAGGGCCTTAAGCCGGTCAATGTCCCATAATCTTGGGTAATACTTTTGCGCCAATCCTTTCACGTCCATGGTTTCACCTCCTCCTATAAATCAATACCGGCCATAATAGCCACGTAATCAATGTCAGCCGTATTCTTTTCCACCTGTGCGGCCACACCCGGCTGAGATAGCGTTAGGAGCGCCACACGGCCATATACGGCCTCGGCGGTAACGGTTCCGTCATCCCCGTACTGCTCCGGCGCGATAAGGTAGTTGTCATCAATACTCTTTGGGTTATCCAGCACCGTATAGCCATCGTATACGGCCAGGGTGCTTCCATCTTCGTTGACAGTCTTAATCTGCTCCGTGGCTACCGCATCCGCAAACATTGCCATGATATCCTCCAGCGGCTCCGCTGTCTGGAAGATAAGCTGCAGCGTGCTGGGAGTAGAGGATATTCCGCCGATGACCAGCGGGTACTCCTTTCCGTTTTTCAATATAATCTTTTCATTCATAGATTCATTCCTTTCCGCCTGGCCGGACATGCCGGACGCCAGGCAATAAAATAAGCCCCTGGTTTAGGGACCTGATTTGCAGGTTACGATTCATTTTCTTCTTATCACAAATAGCAATTTAGAAAACAAACTAAAAGATGCAATAACTGAATCAGATTTTGAATTTATCGACGTAGGTACTCTAAACAATTTTGCACACGGAAGCGCAGTGAGGTGTGGGAAATTAGTAATAGTCTGTTTTAATGTGGACGGAACTACAAGCACACCTGGACAGGGTACATTTTTTATCTTACCAGAAAACTTTAGACCGTCTGAAAATAAATATGGCAATGGAGTGTTTGCAAGTTCCAGCACTACAGATGTTAACCTTACCAATCGCCCATTATATGTAGATACATTAGGTAATGTTTGCAATCAATCAACTGCTGCTGTATATCGTGGTGGCGGAACTATTGCATATATCAAATGATTATTTTAGTTAGCTGTCGGTTGTCTTAGTATATGTCAAAGTTATCCAAATACTGCGTATACTTGTGTTTGTCCCCTTGCGAATTGCGAATTTTACATCCGCGTTTTCCACAATTAAAAAGGCTCCGACATTATTTACTGCATCATTATGTACATAAGGGATACAGTAAACATCAGTATTACTACTCCCCATACACCACGTATGTGCATAGTCAATCATAGCAACCTCTACTCCGGATAGCCCTAATGATATATTATAAGACTGCGTACCAGCAGCTATATCAACGGTTGGGTGGAAGCATTGTCGGTATAGCGGTTTACCCATCCATGTACCGATTTGTCTTTCCGCTTCAGAAAAGTGTTCGCCTAAATTGCTATCTATGCTATCTTTTACCTGCTTAAGGTACGCGCTGGATGGGACCTTATTTGTAGCTGTGGACTCTGTCTGCACGATATCAGTCTTTTTAAGATAATCCGCCAATTTCGTGGTAAGGGCTGTATTGCTTACCAGCTCCAGGGCAACCTTACGGGCCAGCGCATCCAGCAGGGCCTGGGCATTACTGTCCGCTCCGGCAGCCACGACAATCCCCTGTGTATCTGTTGCCTTGACGGATGTGGCCGTCCCGTCAAATCCCCCCAATCCCGCAGCAATATCCTCCACCGCTTTTGCACTTGCCGCTGCATTTGCCGCGCTTCCGGATGCAGCAGACGCAGAGCCTGCCGCCGCGGATGCGGAACCCGCTGAGGCCGTGGCCGATTCCTGGGCAGATACCTTTGCGGCATTGGCCTCCTGCAGGGTCGTATTGGCCTCTGTGATGGCTTTCTGTACCTCCTCCGATGCCTTAGTGGCTTTCTGGCTCGCTCCGTTGGCAGTAGTCACTGCCTCATCCACATGGGTTGTATTAGTCTCAACTTCTTCGTTGACCTTCTCGGCCAAGGATATCATACTTTCCCGAACATCCCGCCCATACACCGCAGCCCTGAAGTCATTAATCTCTTTACTGATGTCAGCCATCGTTTATCACCTCTTTCTTTTTTCCTTGTTAAACGGTCTATCTGCTTCTGCTGGGCCTGTATTGCACCGGTCAGAAGAGCAATGTAATTCATATAGGGGATACAGTAATACCCATCCTTATCTATGGATGTCAACGGCAGGTCAATCCCCAGCTGCTTCTGCAACTTCTCCACGTCCTGGGCCACAAATCCCATCATCGGCTCACCAGTCTCTTTCATTACATATACTTTGGGATGCAATCCAAGTACCAGTGCCAGAGACTGCCCGTCCTTTAAAGGTTGTATTCTTTTCTTCTTTCGCCGGTCGGATGTTTCGTAGAATGACCCGTGGAAATCACCCATGAAACTGCCGTGGACATAGCTGCCTGTACTATACATACCACCTATGTTAAACGATGCCCCGCTGGCCATTATTTGGTTCGCAACCCGGAGCGTATTAACATTAATCAGGTTGGCTCCCACCGTTGTATTATTACTTGTACCGTCAAGAGTAAGGACACCACCGGATGTCAGCTTGAATCCTGGCAGTGTGATACTGCCTGATGTCATGTTGATGTTACCCTCATTGATTGTTATTCCGTTCTTGTCAAATCGCGCCAGCTCTTCCCCATCAGTATTTTTTATTATTATGACTCCATCTTTACCAAGTCCCTTCCCACCAAGCTCCAACGTCCCTCCACGGATTCGGTCCGCCAGCATCTGACCGGCAGTGATAAAATCAGCCACCAGGTTCCCGTCTATGGTCCATGCATTCTTATACGGTCCATTGATGCCGGTTGTCGAAAATCCGATGCCATTCTGATTGAACTGGATTACATTCGTAGCGGTCTCTTTATCCGGCGTGTTCATGATGAGGATACGCCACGGTGTGGTCGTATTCCCAGTATCAGGTTCTATGTTGTCAATGACGACATAGCCTCCCTTACCTCCCATAATGAGCTGTGTGGCATTCTCCACCCTGCGGTTAATCTCCTGGGCCGTATCTTCTGCCACCTTCTCAATGCGCTCAGATACAGCTGTCTGGTTCTTGACCGTGGTGCCAGTCAAGGTCTCAGTCTGCCGTCCCAGTGTGATACTACCCTGTCCAGGGTCAAGCAGATTGACTTCTCTTCGTGTAAGCAGGAACTTCTGATTGATTCCATGAGGGTCACTGGATACATCCGTCCAGAATCCTAATTGAAATTGTTGTACGGTGCTGTCTATGGCTGCCAGGTCCACAGCAGATACTTCCATGGAGGCAGGAAGGGTTGAAGCCTCTTTGAGGTATTCCCTGGACTTAGCAAGCAATATACCAGGTTCCGTCACGTCGTCCCATTTCTGATATCCCCATATTCTCCCGTACTGTTCCACGGCTTCCGCGTTCTCGATGTAGTCTACACCTCCATTAACGGATGTGATATCTACTGCCCTGGACTGTGTCTCCCCCGACTCATCCTTGTACTCCATGTCTGCCCCCTGAGGAATCAGACATGTTATAATCTGCGTGGCATCTACATAGTGTGTCAAATCCAGCAGGTTCTCCCCGAACCGGATTACCTGGCTGTTAATCCCGCCGTAATCCCACAGATAGTCCAGATAACGCACTCCCGCCTCATGCCTGACACGGAGATATCCGCCAAATGATTCCGGCAACTGCCTCAATAGTGTGAGCGTGTCCGAAAAGCCCTGGACGGTCCACTCTTTGTATCCGCCATCCCCACTCACCACTATATTTCCTTTTTTAATCTGCCGGCTGGCGTTCACCTGGCTGTTGTGTACGTCAAGAAGCTGTCCTATGTATCCGTCTATACCTCCGGTATACGTAAAGGGGCGTTGCTGACTGTCCAAAAGATACGTCAGCTCTCCCTCACAGGTAACCGCGACCATATTATCAAAGTCTTGTTCCGGTCTCCACATCCGGCCACAGAATACACATGCGCCATCATCATAAACAATCACCTCAGACGTCAGGACTTTCAATTGCTTATAATATGGATGCCCTTTGTACACCCGGAATGTGAAAGAGCCGGCGCTTCCCATCTCCTGGGTAAGCACTGGCTCAAATATCCGAAGCATATCATCAAGCGGCTCGTATATGGGGTATTCTCCATTCACGTTTTTTACATATACCCGATACATTTACAATATTCCTCCCCTGTACGATATGGTAACCGTCCCGGTCCCGGTGAACATGAGCACGTTCTCCCCTTCCTTTATAACGATGTCGTATATCTTATTCGTTCCTTGTTTCAGTTCATAGTCCTTGCCGCCATAGCTCACCGTCATAGCAGCTGATACCGTAATTTCAGGAATAACCCATCTCTGCGTGCCTGGGACGTTAATGGACAGGCTGCCACTCACCTCCAGTTCCTTATAATCACGGATTACTCCTTTCTCGAAGGAGAATGAATCCCATAACCAGTCCTCGTCTGACGCCGTAAGCTCATACTTATAAGGGTCAGCATTCACGCTGATAGTGAATGTTCCCAAGGTCCTTGCTCTGGAGTATTCAGATACCGTCATGCGCCCGGCATAATAGTACATCGGGTCATCATCGAATATTAGTTTTCCTTCTCTGCCGTGGAAGTTTCGTAGGACTTCTGAAAACACCTCCGGCCACTTGTCCATCGGATAACCGCATCCAAAATTAAGAGTAATTACCCTCCGTTCATATATAATCCGGCCCGCAATCGCTGTGGAGAGGTCCAGGGAGCCATCGGCCCCCGGAACATCCTGATAGATTGTCTTTGGTACCGGCGGCTGAACACAATGTCTGTTTGCCAGTGCCATCCCATAAGTTGACAGCATGTCAATGCCGTTTATGCTCACGCTTTGATGTATCATCCTATTCGCTCCTTAAGGGCCTGTACCTGGCCCAATTTCCGGTCCATTTGTCCCGCAGTCTTGCCCACCAGGGCCTTCCCGTCCATCATGACGTACTTTTGGGAGGCAATGTCCGGAAGATATGTCTCCAGCAATGAAATGACCTGCTGTGTGACGCTGCCATTCTGTTCCCCGCCGCCTGACATATCCATGGTCATGACGTCCATACTCCCGGCCAGGGCTGCCATCTGGTCTGTTACGCGCCACATATTTCCCCTAATACCTTCTTCCAGGCCCTGCATCATATGAGGCATCCATTCTTCGTAATAGCGGAGCGGCCCCTTTTCCGGTCGGGTGAAATGCAGGTAGTCAGAGACCGTGCCCGCCACACTCCGGCAGACTTCCGCTATTTCAGAAGTTTTACTCTTAATCCCAGCGACAAAACCTTTCATCATATCTCCTGACCAGGTTTCAGCCAATGGGGTAAGTCCCTCCATTATAGATTGCGTTTTATTGGCCACATCTGTCATCGCATCAGCGACTTCGCCCTTCCCGCCATCAATTCCCTCTGCCAGTTTTCTTGCGTATTCCCCTCCAGCCGACCGATATCCGTCATTACTTTCTGCAGCAGCCGCAAGAGCGTTCTTCCCTACCGTTTCCCTTATCACATCTGGCAATCTGTCAAGCTCTTCCTTACTTCGGTCAACCAATACCTTCATTTGGTCAACATCTGCCTGCACTACACCCGGCGCTCCTGCCTCCACAGCTGCTCTCATAGCCTGGTATTTGTCAGTAAAGTCTTGCAACTGACGCTCTAACGAAGCCTTTGTTGATGATTCCGCCGTCTGAAAACTATTGCTTGCCATTAATACAGCATCAGCCAATAGTTCTTGATTATCCTTTGCCGCAATCAGCATATCCTGATTGCTCATAACAGTCTTATATCCGACATAAGCTGTTTCTGCGTCCAGCAGTGTCTGGTCCAATTCAGACAGTTTAGCCTCGTATCCTTTAGTAGTTTCCGATGCTTCCTTCACTTTCTCAGCAAGATATGCCGATTCGTTGGAAAGTCCAAGCATGTGAACAATTCCGCTTTCTCGTAGAGCATTGAGGTCTTCTTGAAGTAACGCTTCCCGACGTTGCGACTCCTCTAATTTTTTGGTTGTTTCTTCTACATCCTTTTGTGCATCATTGTATTTCATGAATGCATCTGTCCTATTTTTTAGTGCTTCGGCGTAAGCTTCTGCATTAGCATCCATTAACGCATTTGCCTGTTTCTTGAGAATCAAGTCATCAATACTGTCACACATATCTTTGTAATTCTGTATCTGATTTCCAGTCAACTCATATTCCTGTCCCAGAGCCGTTGATAATTCTCCCAGAATATACTTTGCTCGTTCTTCGTAACCCGCTTTTACATTTCCGTTTTCATCCGTAACTTTCTGCAGCTCACTAAACAATTCCTGTTCCTTTGCTGCTTCCGCTTCTACACTATTAACAGCATCTACACGACTTTGGTTCATAAGCTCATATGAGCTGTATAATTCATCTATCATCTCCTTATGGTGCTGTTCCTGGTCAGTAAGCTCCACGGCTTTATTATAATATTCATTGGTTCTTTTCTTCGCGTCATATGCTGCATAAGCAATTGCTCCCAGGGCAGCCGCAGTCAACATTATGGGGCCCCCCGCCGCCGATAATCCAGCCAGCATGGGACCAAGCGCAGTCACTGCACTCATTACCGCGCCGATACCTGTTGATACCTTCCCAATAGCAATCAATAAGGGCCCTATCGCGGCCACAATCAGTCCAACCGTAATGACAGTCTGCTTCTGTGAATCCTCCAGTCTATTAAACCAGTCCGTCCACTGCTGTATCTTTGCCACAAGTGCCCGTATTTTAGGTATCAGCGCGTCTCCAATCGCGATTGCCGCCTCTTGCAGCTGGCTTTTGAGGATGGTCAGCTGTCCGTTGAGATTGTCCTGCATGGTTTCCGCCATATCCTCCGCCGCGCCCTCTGAGTTGGCTATGGCATCCGACAGTTTCTTGTAATCGTCTTCACTGGCATTGATAATGGCAAGCATACCGCTCATGGCTTCCTTACCAAACAGGGTTGCCGCCGCTGCGGACTGCTGCTCCTGGGTAAGCCCTTCAATGGCCTGAGTCCCCAGAGCAAGAGCAAGGTTCTGTGCTACCTGTGCTTTATTGGTCTTTTTGGTCACCTTGATTCCCAGTTTATCCATTGCCTGTTTCTTAAACTGGGCCTCAGACATGTCCTTTATCTGCTCCTGGCCGGCATACATGGCAAGCTGAAAATACTTTTCTTCCTCCGATAATCCCTTAAGTGTGTCCCCGTACCCATCCGCAACGGCCTGCTGTTCCAGGGTGGCCAGGCGCTGGGCCTTCTGTTCCTCCGTGGTGACAGCAAAGGATTCGCGCAGAATCTTCAATGTTTCATCCAGGGATTTCATGGAACCGTCCTCATTGGCAATCTCAATCCCCAGCTCCATCATGACGCCTTCCATGGCTTCGGTCGGCTTGACCATGTTGGTGATGGCTGCCCTCAGCTGAGTACCGGCCTGGCTGGCCTTGATTCCGCTATTGGCCATCAGCCCAACCGCCAGGGCAGTATCTTCCATGGAGTATCCCAGGGAGCCGCAGACCGGAGCGACGTATTTAAATGTCTCACCCATCATCTCCACATTGGTATTCGCATTGCTGGAGGCCGCCGCCATGACATCGGCCAGGCGCCCGGCATCCGCTGCCGTGTATCCCATACCGGTAAGGGCGTCCGTCACGATATCGGATGTTGTTGCCAGGTCTGCTCCAGATGCGGCTGCCAGATTCATGATACCGCTGATACCGTTCAGCATATCGTCTGTTTTCCACCCGGCCATTGCCATGTAACTCATGGCGTCTGCGGCCTCAGATGCGCTAAATTTCGTCTCTGCTCCCATCTCCCTGGCCTTGTCCCTTAACTGGTCAAACTCCTCACCTGTGGCCCCACTGATGGCTGACACATTAGACATGGACTCGTCAAAGTCTGCCGTTGTCTTTACCGCGGCAGCCCCCACGCCGGCCACAGCGGCCGTGACCGGAAGCAGTTTCTTCCCAGCGCCTTCTATTTTCTGTCCGACCTCCTGAAACTTATCGCCGGCTGCACTAATCTGCTGCAACGTTGTATTGGCCTTCCCGGCCTGGTCCTCCAGGGACTTAAGCTGCTGCTCCGTTTCAGCAATCTCCCTCTGCAGGGCATCGTACTGCTCCGGCGCTACCGGGTTCCCGAATTCATCCGATACCTCCTTAGCTGATTTCTGGAGCGTTTTTAATTCGCTGGAGGTTTTCTTGATTTCCTCCTGCAGGGCGTCATACTTCTCTTGCGATATCTCCCCATTTGCCAGCTGCTCATCGGCATTCCTGGACTGTTCTTTTAGGTCTCCCAGTTTCTTTTTGGTCTCATCTATCTGTTTCTTGATTGGGTCATACTTTTCTTTCCAGGCATCGTAATTCGAGGCCGATTCCGTCACCTGCTTATTTGCCTCTTTCAGCGTATCCAGTTTGCCCTTGGTCCCCTGTACCGCTTCCGCCAGGAGCTTCTGCTTCTGCCTCAGCAGCTCTGTGTTGGTCGGATCCAGTTTCAGCAACCTCTCCACATCCTTAAGCTGGCCTTGTGTGCTGCTGATTTCTTTATTGACGCCGCTTAATGCCTTGTTTAGACCGGTGGTATCACCACCGATTTCTATTGTGATTCCTTTGATACGGTCTGCCACGATACCACCTCCTAAAACTTATCAAAATCCTCCTGGGTTGCCAGGTTCGGGTACTTATAACTATCGTTCTGTGACTCCGTGAACATGTCCAGGACCAGCCCAATGGTAAGCAGGTCAAGGTCACTGACCGCTACCCCCAGCTGGGCTGCCCGGAGCATGAACAGGGGCGTTGTCATTTCCCGGCTGCTCGGCTTCGTTTTTTTTTGGCCTCCACATCCGTCTCAATGTTCAGATGCCAAAGGTCAAGGAGTTGGGGAAGCACCGTGTAAATGGAGAACGTGTTGAACTGGTCCAGCCACTCCTCCGGGGTACCCGGCTGTTTCGGGTCGGCATGAAGCGCCATTATGTATGCCACATTCTCAAACAGCTCCAGGTCGCTGATGGGGACCTCCTCCCCTTCCACGGCCTTTCCCAAACGCATCAAATCCCGGAAGATATCCCGCCGGAACCGCGCCCTGTACAGTCTTGGGATGGCAGCCGATGCCTTGAACGGCACCAGCTTCCCATCAATCTCTATTTCCTTGCTTATCATGTCCTGCCTCCATTATGCTGGGTTGGATGCGACTGTCTCGTATACCTTGTCATACCAACCGGTATAGGTTGCCTCATCCGTTGTATCACCGGTCCGCGCCTTAATCCTTCCGTCCGGGAGGGGTGTCGCAGAGATAGTCAGTGTCTCCGTTACCGGTTCAATGGATTCCTCCTTGGTCTGGGACTCCACAGATGGCCTGGTAGCGCTGCAATTATACAACACGTGCCGGATAGCCTTCTCGTCGCCGTCAAACTCAAAAAGCAGGGCAAATGCGGCCTGCTTGGCATCCGCTTTCTCAATCAGGACCTTCTTTCCATCCAAGGTCTCTCCCAGGACATCCGTCCGGAAGCTCTCCGGCAGCAGGGCCACCTCCAGGTCTCCCTCATAGCCATTGTTGGCGGCGGCCTGATAGTAAGTGATTCCGTCCGCGTAAAACTTGGAGATGTCGCCCTGCGCATCCAGGGCAATGCTGACGGAACCCCGGATGGGTGACGGTTTGGCAAACGTAATTGCCCCGTCCTCTCCGGTTGTATGTGGTGCGTAATGCACGTTCTTAAGGTTGTACTTGACTTTATTCATTGATTAATACCTCCATTTCATACAGCACCTCATACATCTTTTCAGATTCAAGGTACGCCTCTGTTTTCTCATAGAAAAAGCCATGCTCTTTCAGCACGGTCTCCACGCTTTTTTCTGCTTCCAGGTCTTTTATATCCGTATACAGTTCCAGGTCCAGTTTATTGATGCCCTGGTAAACAATCCCGTCAGCAGAAAAGTTATTAGTTTCTGGGTACAGATACACCAGATAAGGCTTCCCTGGTTCCTGCCCCTCCTCAAAGTGATGGTAAGCCGCAGGGAACCCGGATGATTTGACCATCCGGCATACATCCTTCTCTGTCATCGTGATAACCTCCCTTTCAGCCGTTTTTCATAATCCTTGACAGCCTGCTTTTCCGCAGGGCCGATATGCGGGATGCCTTCCACCCGGCCTCCGCCTCGTTTTGCGTGTCCTTTTTCCAACAGGTGGGTAAGGCCAGGTTTTTTCTTGTTATATATCCGAATTCCTATGGATACAGCATTTTCTGTTTCCACCTTGGATGCCCAACCATCCTTGTAATGCCCCTTCCTGCTCCCAGACCCATCTGGGGATGTCTTTTTCAGTTCCTTCACCGTCTCCTTTGCTACCGCCCTGGCCTCTGCCTTTATGTCGGCTGCCACCTCAGAAGCATATTCCTCCATCATTTTGGCAATCTCTTTTCCCAGAGAGTCAATCCCAATTCCTGACATGACATCACTCCTTTGCTGTGGCACGGATTTTCACGGTTTCATTCTTATACTGCACATTATCAATACTGGTGATGTTATAAGCCTTGCCTCGGTGCATCAACCGGTATTCCTTCGTATTCATGGCGCCCAACAGCGGATGATATCGGAAAACGAACATAATTGTGTTCTGGGACTGTGTCTGCGCGGCCTCCCAATACTCGGAGCCTGACAGGTTGTTCATGTAGGCATATCCACGGTAATACTCTGTCCATGACGGTATCTGGTTGCCGATATCATCCTCTGCATACCCACTTTTTTCAATTACCACTAATTCCCGGTATGCCCCTGCATTCATACAATCACCACCTTACAACAGGTTGACACAATACATCCCCAGGATGGTATCCACAACCCGGTTGACATTGTTCTTGTCCACGGTCATCTGCCTGTTATCGTACATATCGGAGACAAGTACTAGGACGGCAATTGTGATATCCTCATGTGTATCAATCGCAGCCTCATCAAGGCCGGTATATCCCTTCACATAATCCATGGCTGCCGGAAGGAGGATTTCCAGGTACTGCCTGTCCTCCTCCGTCAGGTATGCCTCTTCCGTCCGTATCTGCCGGCAGATGTCCTTAAGTGCTATCTCGCTTGCCCTCATCCTTCGCGCTCCTTCTCGGCGTCACAGGCTCTATATACCCGGCTGCGGTAAGGTCATCCAGGATTATCTGCGTCCGGATGTCCCTGACCTCACCAGCATACATGGATATGACGCCTGTAAATGATTTCAGTGCCTTGACCTTCATGTCCTGCCTCCTTAAGCGGATGCCTTCATGACCAGTTTGACAATCTTCTGGGCATTCTCGACCTTAGCATCAAACTCCATCCATGCAATCACACCTATGGCATGTTCATCCGCATATCGTTCCTGGAGGACCTGCACGGATGCATCCTCGGACAATTTTACAGCCAGGCCGGACAGGTCCCCATAGTAAATGGCTGTCTTCCCCGCCTCCATTCCGTCCATCTGGTCTGACACATAAACCGGCTTCCCCAGGAGAGTCGTACCGAAGGGGGACGTGATGTCATCCTGCATGAGATACCGGCCATTACCATCCTTCAGCAGGCGCAAGGCCGTCCTGGTCGCGCTGTTCATAATGAATACGGCTTTTGCCTGAAAGGCATCCTTCACTTTGTCCTTCAGCATGATGATTTCATCCATCGTTACGGCGGATGCCGCCGCAGTTTCCACGCTAAGGGTCACGCCCTTCAACCCTTCAACCTTGGCATCAGTTCCATGCAGCAGTTCCGCTTCAAGGAACCTTGCAATCGATTCAGACATTTCATTAACAACGAACGACACGATGTCAAACTGGCTGTTATTCGCCAGGGACTTGGACACTTTGGACAGGGCGCCGGCCAGGTATCCAGTCAGTTCGATATTGGTGAACTTCCCACTGGTGCTGGTAAGGGATTTGAATTCCTCTGCGTAGGCCATCCTGATTGTGTTACCATCAGCCGCATAGTACGGGATTGACAGAGTCCCTTTTACATTGTACCGGGTCGCCATCTTATAGATTGGGCAAATGTCCTCCACCTTCTTGATAATCCGGTTTGCAATCGTCTTGGGGATAACGGCGCCATTATCAGTCTTTGTCATCTCACCAGCACGTTCCTCCAGGACCTCCCCGCGGATATAGGCCGCAAAAGCACGTTCTTCCAGCTCCTCCTGTTTTAGGTCCTCATGTTTCTCTGTGCTGGTAACATTCAATTTCAGGTCCCTGGCACGTTCCAGCTTCTCAATAGTGCTGTCCAGGGCCTTCACCTGTTTATCCAGGTCATCAAACTTCTGGTCCTCTTCCTCTGAAAATGCCCTCTGCTCCGTCTCTGCGGTGGACGTCAGGTCTTTCATCTGCTGGACCAGGTCGGCCCGCTGCTCTGTAAGAGATTTTAAATCCTCCGCACGATACTGCATGTACTGCCTTACAACTGTTTTCTTTCTCATTCTGCTTTCTCCTTCTCTAATTCCTTGATTCTATTGTGATACTTACTCATATCAATCGTTTCCTTTGTTTCCTTAACCTCCACATAATCCGCGCGGACTTCCAATGGCTCCGGTGTCAGGACCATATCACCCTCTGCCCTCACCTCAACACTGGTGCCCTCATAGCAAGGCTGTTTCCTCTCATCAATGATGGAAACCTCCACCAGGTCCATATCCTCCACATACCGGCGCTCCAGAGCGTCATGGATATCCTCCGTGCTGGCGTCCCGTTCCCGGAACCCAAAGGACCAGCCTCTGAGTTTCTTCTTATGGGCCTTTTCAATGACTTCCGGGTCCGTGACCTCCGCCCTGGCATGGAGTCCGATGCTGTCCTCATACAGTTCCAGGTTTGTGCTTGTGGAACCCAGGTTTCTGGTCTTGTCATGGTTCAGGAGCAGCTGCACCTCATTGTGCCTGAGCGCCCGCTCAAACACCCCCGGTACAATCTGCTCCACAAACCGTTTCCCGGTCTTACGGTCCCTCATAGGCCGCGAATCCCTGGCCACGGCATTGACATAGCCTTCAATCACCACGCTGTCCGACCTTAGTTCAATCCTCATCTTTCTTTTCACCTTCTTTCTGCTCCGGCTCTGACTCTTTCTGTCCGAGTCCGCCGGTCTTGTTCATGTTTGGCATATAAAACTGTTTTGTCACCGGGTCATACAGCACATCCTGCAGACCCAGGCGGACAAAATCCAATCCCAATGGCGGCATGTTCTCCCACCGCCGTATTTCATCAATCTGCATGAATCCGTTCTTACAGGCCGTTTCATAGGCCCGGAAACGTTTTTCAATGTCCCCTTTCGTCAGCTCCGACGTATCCGCTGCAAAATAAAAGGACCCCTTCTCTGATTCAAGAAGCAGGTCCCGGTTCAGGGCACACTCAAATTCTTTTAATATCGGATTCAGACAGTACTGGACGAAGTTCGTCTTATCCTGCTCCGTGGCGCCGCCGTTTATCATGGCCGGCGGCATGTTGAACAGCTTGCAGATTTCATCACTGTTGGTTTTCTTGTTCTCATTCAGCTGCATCTCCACAGACGTGTTACTGGCCTCCTGAAAATCTAACCCATCGTTCAATATGACGACATTTTCCGTGTTGTTCTGGTAAAGTCTGCGCCATGCTGCCTTTAATGCCTTAATGGCCGGTTCTGCCAGCTTTTTAGCCGACTTGACAAACCCTTTCTTATTTCCGCCGGTCTTGACCAGGTTCTTTTCGTACTCCAAGGAATGATAGGCTACGCTCAGGACTTCACTGTTCTCATCCACCACACTCCTGCCAGAACGTCCATCCTCCGTATTCCTGAGCACTTTCAGAAATTCAAAGGGCTTATATTTTATCCCTTGAATCATGATGTCATAGTCCTTAAAAATTGGGTCTGATGTGAACAGAAAGGAGACCTCAGATTCCCTGACGTAATGCAGGGACCTTATCTGGTTTCCGGTCCGGTTGATGAAAGCATAACCGCCTTTCCCGGTCAGATAGTCCCTGACCAGCGCCCGCTTGAACTGCACCCCATCCAGGGTGTCCCCGGTATCATCATTTAGCAGCCGGACCCTGGCATCATCCTCAACTGCTTCCAATTTCCCATCCACCAGCCTATAAAGCCGGATAGGGATGGTTGAAACGGTTTCTGCTATCTTATTCACGCAGGCCGCAAAGGCTGGCACATTCATGGCCTGCTCCCTGGTCATGTAGTCATCCGACAGACTGGCCCTCAGCAATGCATCCTCATTGGATTCTGTCTCTTTTTTCTCTGGTTCCGGGTCTGCTCTCAACCGAAAGGACCACATATGCAATCACTCCTCTCTCTGTTGCGATATCGCAACTAACACACCTGCACTGTAAAACCGCTGTCGTCAAAGAGGATATCCTGTTGGAGCAGGTACACTGAGTTGATAATGCTCACCACTCCGTCCACCTTCCCCTTGGATTTCTTCTTGTTGACATACCGGTTCATGTTGGTGTCATAGGTACACTTCGCGTTCTCAAAATTGGTCTCCAGCAGCCGGTTCTCCTCGTAATGCCATTTCTGGTTTGCCACCATCTCCGCCAATAGCTTGGTGGGAGGATGCAGGGTGTCCGAATGCTGCCGTATTTCTACTGTTGTATAATCCTTATCCCATTTCTGGGCGCTTGACAGGGCATTATACCGGTCGTAGCCGATTGATTTAATAACCACACCCCTGGATTCCTCCAGGCCTGCCACGTAGTCCTCAATCACGCCGTAATCCACTGTCATATCACCACAGGCAATGCAGGTTCCCGCGGCAATGGCAGCCCTGTAATCAAACTTCTCAAATTCACTCTTTTCATCAATCCTTCCCTCTGGTATAAATGTCATGACGTGGCTCAGTATCTCCCCGTCCTCCTCCGCCGACATGGTCACGGAACAGTTATCGTTTGTCATTGCAAGGTCAACTCCCACATAAACCTCCCGGCCTTCCCAGTCTATCCGCGGTACCTTGCAGGCCTTCACCTGGTCAATCGGGATGTATGTCTCTGTCCCGGCGCCCTGATAGATGATGTTACAGTGCTTGGTCAGGAAGTTTTCCCGCAGCTTCTCACGGTTGATGGCATTCCGGCGCTTCTTTAGCAGTTCATCCCATACCATCTCAATTTCCAATGCCAGAGGATTTCCATGGGCCAGGATAGTGTCGTCCGTAGCCCAATCTTTTGTATTGTCCGGCTCATAGAGTAGGGCAAACACGGTCTCATCATCAATCAGGCCATCCAGGATTTTCTTAGCGTTGTCCACCTCATCCTCCAGAGGGTTGTCTGCCGTAGGATACTTGGTTGAGATTATAAACCCCAGCTTATTCTGGATGAGCAGCTGGCCGGAACGCATGGCCTCCACCGGGTAGGAGGTGGGAAGCGCCCCCACTTCATCAGCAATGAACACGCTGGGTTCCTTACCGTCCATCCTGCTGGTAGAGTAATTGAGCGGCGTGTACTTCGTCTTTGTGGGGTTATGCAGGATGTAGTCCCGCAGCACCTTAAACTCGTTTTCCTCAAAGACCTCCACGTTGGTTGCCAACAGCGGCTCCAGAGCCTCCTTAATCTCACGGGCCAGCGCCCCATCCGGCGCCACGGAAAAGAACCGGGAATAGGCCGGCTCCAGGTAAAAGAGCAAAATAAAAAGAACAGCAACAACAAATGTTTTGCCATTCTTCCTGCAAATCTCCAGGACCGCCGTCTGGTACCGGCGCATCCGTTTGTCACTCCGATGGACCGTGCAGAGGACTGCTGTTATAAGCAGCCATTGATATCCGGCCAGCACCGAATAGATGGACTGACCAGCCTTCGGCCCCTTTGCCATCTTAAGTACCTTGAGAATTTTATATATCTTATCCAACAGTTTCTCATTGATGATGTATTTCTTGTTCTTCCCCTTGTACGTCTGCAAAAAGTCTGCACACTGGAGGATAACGTACCTCGGCGCCTTAATCTTTCCCCGGCATACCCCCTCAGCATATGCGACCGCCGGGTGCTTAACCTTCGTCCTCGTCGTCTTCATTGATTAAATCCATGATGGTCTTTTTCTTCTCTCCAGGCTTCACTTTCGCAATAGACAGCTTCGCCCGGCTCTGAGGGGATAGGCACAGCTCATTGCAGCACCGGAAGTATTCCTTTGATGCCTCGGCCCTGGCCATCCGGAAGGAATTCTCAAAGAGCAGTTCCTTCTTATCGTTGGCCTGCCGGTCCAGCTCCTGGATACGGTCAACAGCAATGGCGGTTTGGGCCAGAATGAACAGGTCCAGGTTACCCAGGATGTCGGCCTCCTGCAGTTCGGCCATGATATAATTAAATATCTCCATCTGGGATTCCGTCAGGTACAGCGGCGGCACCAGTTTGTCATTCTTCCCGCGGAGCTTATCCTCCAGCTCAAGGCGCTGCGCCTCTTCTTCTTTTGTTATTGTGCCAGTTTTTACCCTGGCTGACTTTGCCGGCCTTGCCATCCTATCACCTTCCTTCTGGGCCGATATTCTCATTTCTAAGATTTTGTGTGTTTGGAGGTGGGGCGTCGGTGTCCGGAAGTGTGTCTATTTTTCACACAACTCCCCGGGGGATACCTGTGCTACCAGCTTTATCCCGCCATCCACCAGCACACACTCATGACCAGTCCGCTCCTTGATGTAGGCATGGAAGTCATCCAAGTATGGTTTCGTCACCTTCCTGTCCGTTTCAAAGACCAGGATGCTGTCCGGAACACTTACCGTCTTGACTTCTTCACACTCAATCATGTTCCCTTTGTTATCTTCAATCCAGATTTTCACCGCATTAACCTCCATCTCTTATATATGTTATTGTCTCAGTAGCTTTCCCATCCACATAGAAGACCTCCCGCTCTTCTTCTGCCGGAAGGATAATTCTGCACTCTCCATATGGGATTGTGATTCCATTACATTCAGGGCATCTATGTCCATACGCCTGTTCAGCCTTATACACTGTCATGGCTCCACATTGCAGGCACTTGATGACCATTCCTTTCATTGGCTCTCCTCCTGTTCATCTATTATTTGTTTCACCACCTCATACGGTATCTCTCCACTCTCACACATCTCATGGTGCATCCCGCATACAGTCAGCAGGTTGTTATCATCCAGGCGCTGGTCATAATCCGTTTCTATGGGTATGGCATGATGGACGGACAGATTCTCATAGTTATACTGCCGGTCCGTACCGTAAAGGTTGCGAATACACACCTGGCAGAGGTTCTTGTCTCGCCGACGTATCTGCTCCCGTTTCTCCCTCCACTTTCTGGAGCTACGGAACCGGTCTATGTAGGTTATCTTCTTTTGAGGTTGTGGCTTCCTGCCGCAGTCATACTGGCTGTCATGGATGCGACCACAATATTTACATGACTTAAGCACCTTACCACCTCACCTTCCTATCTGGCTGTTTTAAGCATAGAAAAAGAGACAGCCAAAGCTGTCTCTCATTATAAAACCATATCTCATAATATGTTCTACTAACTTTCCATAGATGTTATTCCCTCAATTTTCATTAATGGATAGGTCCTAATCTCTTCTACATCCTTAGATACATATTTTGCATATATTCTTTCATGCTCTTTTTCCCATACGATATTCACAAAATGCAAAGACTCTTTACAAAGCCTGCGCAATATACGAATATTATCCACATAATCAAAATCCGCTTGCATTTCAGGAGCAAGCATACCCCTAATTTTTTTCTCCTTATTCACCACAAGGCCCAATTTTATTGCTTTGATATCTTCCTCATCATGTGCAATATATCCATCCCGGATGCGCTTCATAATCCTATGACATTTAATAGCTTCACCCTCCACATTCTTATAAACTCGAGTTTCGTTTAACTGAGTTCTATTTCCAACAGATGATGTATAGCATTTTATATAGTGAATCAAGGCTGATTCAAATAAGGAAATCCTTACCATTTTATCATCATTACTTAATGCAAGCTCCAGAAATTTTATAGCCTTATTCAAGTCTGCTCTGTGTAAAGTATATGAAAGATATTTTCGATTATCAAGGTCATTAGGCACAGATAACACATCAGAATCCGGAATATTTGTTATTCTTAATATTTGCGTATTTTTATCTATTGAACATTCAAAATCAAATTTATTTATCATCTTTTGTCTCCTGATATTTTTTCTTCCATCATACACCAAAATTCGCCAAAAGAAAATCCCCGATTTAAAGGAGGCCCCGGACACCCTGAGTTTCAGGCGCC